GTGTTTTATAAAGGTCTAATATGTTGCAATTTGTAGTTTCTGTTAAAGATCGCGCTGCCGATATTTTTAACCGTCCTTTTTTTGTTCCTCATCGTAATGTTGCTGTTCGTGACTTTACTGATGAAGTCAATCGTTCTGCTCCTGATAATCAGTTGAATAAGCACCCTGACGATTTTGATTTATACCTTCTTGGCATTTTTGATGACAATTTGGGTACTTTTGCTATGGAAGAACAGCCTACTGTGCTTGTTCGTGCAAAAGATGTGATTCAGACCGCAGTTGCCGCAGTCTGACCTTTGCACCCCTTCGGGGGTGCTTTTTTTTAACTTGGAGATTTTATGTTTCATAACAAATCCGCTAGTTCCCATAGCTTTGCTATGGTTCCTCGTTCTGATGTTCCTCGTTCGCGGTTTCAGATGCAAAAGACCTTGAAGACTACTTTTGATGCTGGTTTTCTTGTGCCTATTATGTGTGAAGAGGCTTTGCCCGGAGACACTTTTAATGTTAACGCCACGCTTTTTGGTCGCCTTGCAACCCCGATATTTCCGGTTATGGATAACCTGTATATTGACACCCAATTTTTCTTTGTTCCTAACCGTTTGGTGTGGACAAATTGGGTTAAATTTATGGGTGAGCAGAATAACCCTTCCGATTCTATTTCCTACTCTATCCCTCAACAAGTATCCCCAGTTGGCGGCTATGCTGTGGGTTCATTGCAGGACTACTTGGGTCTACCAACGGTTGGGCAAGTTGGCGCTGGTAATACAGTCAGTCATAGTGCATTACCCGTTAGAGCCTGCTCATTGATTTGGAACCAGTGGTATAGAGACGAAAACTTACAAAATAGTTTGATTGTTGATCTTGGTGATGGTCCTGATCTTTCTCCTTCTACTAATTACATTTTGCAGCGTCGTGGTAAACGCCATGATTATTTTACTTCTGCACTTCCTTGGCCTCAGAAGGGTTCTTCTGTTAGTTTGCCTTTGGGTACTTCTGCTCCTATTAATGTTTCTTCTACTACTGGTGTTAGTGGTTTGATTCGTAAAGCATCTGACCATTCTTTGGCTACTGGTGGTGTTTATAACTTGTATAACGATCAAAGTGTTTTCGATTATCAAGGTGGGGTTGCTTCTATTTATGACCCTAATGGTTCTTTGTACGCTGATTTGTCTTCGGCTACTGCTGCGACTATTAATCAGTTGCGTCAGTCTTTTCAAATTCAAAAGTTGCTTGAGCGTGATGCGCGAGGTGGTACTCGTTATACTGAAATCCTTCAGAGTCATTTTGGGGTCCGGTCTCCTGATGCAAGGCTCCAAAGGCCTGAATATTTAGGTGGTGGTTCTTCTCTTATTTCTATTTCACCTATTGCTCAAACTTCTGCTACTGGTGTTACTGGTGGTTCTACTCCTGTTGGTAATTTGGCTGCTTTTGGTACCTTTTTACATAAAGGACATGGTTTTACTTATTCTTGTGTTGAGCATGGTCATATTATTGGTTTTGCTTCTGTGCGTGCTGATCTTACTTATCAACAAGGTTTGCGTAAACTTTGGTCACGCCATACTCGTTATGACTATTATTTCCCTGCTTTTGCTCATCTTGGTGAGCAGGCTATTTTGAACAAGGAGATTTATTGTGATGGTTCAGCGAATGATTCAAACGTCTTTGGTTATCAAGAGCGATGGGCTGAGTTACGTTACAATCCTTCCCAAATCACGGGTTTGTTTAAGTCCACTTCGGCTGGTACTATTGACCCTTGGCATTATGCTCAGAAATTCACTTCGCTGCCTACGTTGAATAATACGTTTATTCAGGATACTCCGCCTCTTTCTCGTAATTTGGCTGTTGGTTCTGGTGCTAATGGTCAGCAATTATTGTTGGATGCTTTTTTTGACATTACTGCTGCTCGTCCATTGCCTATGTATTCTGTGCCTGGCTTGATTGACCATTTCTAATGTCTATATTAGATTCTGTTACTCCCGGTGTCGGCGCTTTAGGCGCCGGCCTTCTTGGTTTTTTAGGCCAAGAGTCTACTAATTCAGCTAGTCAAGCTGCTTCACAAGAGCAAATGGATTTTCAGGAGCGAATGTCTAATACTTCTTATCAAAGGCAAGTTAAAGACATGGAAGCTGCTGGCTTAAATCCTATGCTTGCTTATATCAAGGGTGGTGGTGCTTCTACACCTGTTGGTTCTATGCCTACTTATCAGAATTCTGCGGCTGCAGGTGCTTCTGCTGCTTTAGGTACTGCTCAAGCTTTTAAATCTTCTGCTGAATCTAATAAAGTTGCATTTGATATTGATAATGTTGTAGCTGATACTGCTTTAAAGGTTGCTCAGTCTGGTAAGACTGAAGCTGATACTGTTTTGGTTGGTGCTATGACTAAGAAGGCTATTGCTGAGATTGATCTTGTTGATTCTCAAATGCGTAAGAATAACGCTGAGATTACTAATATTGAGCTAGACCGCGGTCGAATAAAGGCTCTTGTAAATAATCTTAATGAGTCTTCTGCTTTGATGTCTAAACAAGGTATGACTGAAGTTCAGCGTCAGTCTAATCTTGATGCTTCTACCCAACAGTTGTTGGCGTCTGGTAAGATTACTCAAGCTGAATATGATGCTATGAAAAAGACTGGTTTTGTTGGTGTTCTTGCCCGTGAAACGAAGGTTATTTCTGACATTGGTTCTGAGTGGGTTGACAAAATTTTGCCATATCGTTCTAAGAAATGAGGTTATTTATGGTTGATAAAGAGATTTTGGAGTTGTATCTCCGTTTTGCTAAGTTGTCTAAGCAACTTATTCGTATTCAAGCAGAGCTTGATAATGTTCGTGAATTGATTCGTCAGAAAGGAATTTGATATGACTATTGATATGACTGCTTTTGCTGCTCCCGTTCGGTCTAAAAAGGATGTTCCTACTTTGCCTTTTTTGCGTACTCCTTACAACTATGATATGAATCAAGTTTCTGATGAAACTGGTTTGCGTTGTTTGGATGATTCTTTGACTCAACAGCAGTTTAAAGAAGAATCTGATATTAATACTATTGTTGATCGTTTCATGAAGTCTGGTGTTTTGCCGACTCCTGTAAACATGCCTCAATATGTTGATTATGAAGGTGTTTTTGATTTTCAGTCTGCGATGCACGTTGTTCGTCAAGCTGACGAGAATTTTATGCGTTTGGACGCTAAAGTTCGTTCTCGTTTTAATAACTCTCCTCAGGAGTTTTTGGAGTTTTTTGCTGACCCCAACAATGTTGAGGAAGCTATTCGTTTGGGGTTGGCTATCCCCCGTAACCCTTCTTCTGTCACGCAAGTGACAGAAGAAGCCACGCCTGTTAAGGCGGAATGATGCTATGATGGGCACAGTGACCTACTTGATGTAACTGTGCCCATTGACACCAAACCCTAAGGAGATTTCAAATGAAACCATTAAGTCGAAGCCCTGTTCATAAACATTCATCTGCTGGTCAGTTCCGTTCCAATGTTGGTCGGACTAAGATTATTAACATTAAGGCTGCGCCTATGCGTGGCGGTATCCGTCTATAAGGGTCTTGTGTGTACTTCCCTGTGGAGTCATCCGAACCATGGTCCAGTGAAATGTGGGCAGTGTGTCGAGTGTCGCCTTGCTTATTCTCGAGAGTGGGCAATCAGGATAACTCACGAGCAGATGATGCACGAGAAATCTTGTATGCTCAACCTTACGTATGATGACGAACACCTACCCAAGCATGGTCAGCTTGTTAAAAGAGATTTGCAGCTCTTTTTTAAGCGTCTTAGAAAGGCAGGTTATAAGTTTAGATATGTTGCTTCTGGAGAATATGGCGATGAAACTCGACGCCCCCACTTTCATATTGCGCTGTTTGGAATGGACTTTGATCATGATCGCGTCGTTTTTGGTCGTGCTTCTAATGGTGATAGGACTTTTACTACTAGGACGGTTGATCGGTATTGGTTTGACGATGCTTCTGGCAAGCCCATCGGAAATCACCTCGTCGGTTCTCTTAATTTTGAGTCCGCTGCCTACATAGCACGATATATAATGAAAAAAATCAAAGGTCCAAATGCTTCACCTTTGCCGTTATATGTGAGTGATGATGGTGAATGTGTGATGCCTAATCCTGAGTTTATGATTATGAGCAAAGGAATTGGTAAGGCTTGGTTTAGAGATTTTTTTATGTCTGATGTTTTTCCTACTGGTTCTGTGATAACATCTCAAGGTTCTCGCGCTCCAGTGCCTCGGTATTACAAAACTTTGTTGAAGGAGATTGGTCATGATTTAGCTTTAGATATGCAGTTTCGCTCGTCGGTTCGTGCCGACATGGATGCTGAGCGACTTATTTTTGAAAATGCTCCACATCGTAAAATTGCGAGACAATTTGTTTCAGATGCTCGCAGTAAACAATCAAAACGTGTTTTATAAAGGTCTAATATGTTGCAATTTGTAGTTTCTGTTAAAGATCGCGCTGCCGATATTTTTAACCGTCCTTTTTTTGTTCCTCATCGTAATGTTGCTGTTCGTGACTTTACTGATGAAGT